GTATAATCTCTATCAAACTCGTTAAGGTTTTTAGAAGTTAACCTAAATTTTATACTACCAATATCTGGAATGATATTATCATTATTGTAAGCGTCTTTAATTGTCGCTACAATTAGCTTAGAACTAGAGTCATAGAAGTAGTTTGGGTCTATTATGTCAATTATTGATTCCGCAAATTTTGTATCTATTAATAACTGTGCTATTAGTCTTACTTGGAAATCATCACCTAAATATTCGAAACTATCTCTATTGTGTTTTGCCATTTTTGTTTATCTTATTTGAAATCTTGTTTTAATAAATATACCCGAATTGACCCTACGGACAATTAAATTATTGTATATTTTTTTTCGCTTAGCGAATCTTTGATTTCGGTTATTATTTGAGGTATTATTTCTTTTATATCCACTTGATACCTCACTTGTGGTGGAAACCAATTACCAGAGAATGCACTCTTAGCGATTGGATTTTTGTCAACACGAATCTCAAATTCAAAAATATCTTCTTTTTCGAAGTTATTTTTTGGTTCGTCATTTTTCATGTTGTATGGGTTAAAATTCTTCCATAGGTAGTCAACCGCTTTGTTCTTTAGACTACGAGGAATAATACCCATTGAACCGAAATTCCCATTATTCATTCCGACTATTCGGTCCATTAACTCTTTAAGTTCCAATGACTTAACTGATTTTTCATTAAAGTCTTTGATGTTAAAATACCTCTGACAAATAATGTGTTTGTTGATGTAAAGAAGAAACTCAAATCTTTGTTCTTCAATTTTTTTGGTTGTGGTGTTTGCTATCATACGATTTCTTCGTTTTTTAATTGTCTCTCCCTAAATTTTTTAAAGGGTAATAAGTATTCTGGGTAACGTGTTGGTCCGATTGTTCTCTCTAAACCATCCTTTTTCATTTTATCATAAACTTCCTTAATTGTTCGATTACTTGAGTCAAGCTTACCATCAATTAGGTCGTTAATTTTATTAATTGCAGATTCCGTTATTAGTGGTTCCTTAAGGTTTATTATCTTGGTATTAATTTCATAAAACTTATCACCTTGACAACCATCAGTCACACCATTAACTATATTATCTAGCGATTTTAAGGGTGGTTTTTTAGCGTTTATTCTTTCTTCCTGTAGAACCTTCGCTCTTTCAATTATCTGGTCAAGAGTGACCTTAAATTGGGTTAACTCTGGAAAAAGATTAAGCAATGTCTTCTCCTTAACACCTTTGATACCTTTAATAGTATCAGACGTGTCTCCAGCGATTATTTTAATTACGCCAATATTTTCATAATAATGTGGGAAAAATTCTGAGTAGTTGTGTGGTGTAATATACGCCTTAAGGTCACAAAAATAAATTCTAACGTTTTCCTCAATCAATTGAGATAAATCCCTATCAAGTGTACAGATAGTTATTTTTTCGTTAGGTTCTCTTTGTTTACAATAATAGGCAATAAAGTCATCACTTTCAACAACATCATCCATTAATTGTTTGATACATAATTCATCGAGGTAACTCCAAATTTTTTCTCTTTGTTGAAGTTCAGATGCATCGGTTGGATGAGTACCATTGATATAATCTTTGTCTCTATCACCTTTATATTCAGGATATAAATTAAATCTTAACTTTCCGCTTAAGTTACCATCCCAAAACACATATACTCTGTGGTATAAATCTTCGGTAAGAAGTTTTCGTAGAATCGTAAGGAACTGATATAGTCCACCGATATGTTCACCTCTATGATTATATTCACCCTTGGCCCCAAAGAAACCAAATTTAAATAAGGCATTTCCATCGACCAAGAGTGTATTAATAATCTGTTGTTTTTCGCCATCTTTTGGCGGTCTTTTGTTCAATTTTTTTTATATTAAACGGTTAAAAAATATTTTTACGCTTGTACTTCAATTTTACCCTTAATATAATCGTCAGGGGTAGTAATTACTGTACCTTCGATTGTAAAATCATCGTACTCAGTATTCAATTTTGCTTTAATAAAGTCCTTATGAAGTTCTTTATATTCGTCAATTTTAGCTGGGTTCCAATAACCATGTGGTGTAGATGAAATTTCACCTTTTAATTCAACACCATTAACTTGGTTCTTTTCACATCTAATTCTAGTTGTGACACCAAATTGGTAATCCTCACCTCTATATGTAGCTTTTAATTTTTCAGTACTGTGGGTTAATATACCACCGAAATGGAATATTATTCTTGGTGCATAAAAGAATGCTTCACCACCAGCATGTTTTACCACTTTATTATCGTTATCCAACCATATTTGTTGAACAACAGCAAATGTTGCGGTATATTTTGAATCCTCTCTCCTTGAGGAAGGAATACGGAAATTAATTAATGACTTAAATGCAGTTTTTAACGCACCAGCAGTCCATTGATTATTTGATGTTTTAGAAGTAACACCTTTGAAACAGTTAATAGAACCAACAGAGTCCCATAAAAACGCTACATCCCTAGGTAATAACCCCTCTTGTTGTTTATCTAAGATAAAGTGCATGTGTGCTGCAATATCTTCAACAACTGGTTCGTATCTTAATGGTTTTGTTCCCATCTTACCATGTTGGTGGTCAAAACACTCATATTTCTTCAATAAGTCAGCACCCTGCATAAATATGAAATCACCCTTATAATTTATAACTTCACCAGTTTCTTCATCAACAACCTCTTCAAATTCAATACCAATGTTTCTCGCATGTTCCCAATTCCAGTTACCTTCAGTTTCGTATATTACTGGTAATACACCAATTTTCTGACAACCAACAACTGCTTCATAAATTGCTGTTGATTTACCTGTGTTTGAATAACCCCTAAAACTTACGAAGAAACCAATAGGTATACCTGGTAGTTTTACAGCGTCATGAAACGCATCTGATAACGGAATCCATCTTAATTCTTTATCCTTTATTGTAAAATCTAATTCTTCTGTTTTTTTAAATGATTCTAAATCAAATTCTTGTTTAGGAATAATTTTCTTTTCTGGTTTTTTTGCCATTTTTGGTTTTATTTTTGTTCTATGTTATTAACTTAATAGTAATGGGTAGCAAAATTACTACCCATTATATTAATGTTTTGGTTCTACCACCTTAGAATGGTAAGTCATCTTCAGATTCTTCTGAATCATCAGCTGGTGCGGCAGGTGTTGGCTCAACTATATTAGTTGCAGCAACAGTAACGTTAGGTTTAACGTTAGACACACCAAGACTAATTTCAGTGTCAGCTTTAGCGGTTTCTGATTGTACACCAATCAAGCGACTATCAACATACTTCTTAGCTTCCTTGTCGTAAACTGGAACACCACCTTTTACGATGATTTCAAGATACTCGTAAGTCTTAACCCCGAATACATCTTCCCAAGTTTGTTCATCGGCTAACCAAGCAGCAGCCTTTGCCTCATCATCACTTAATGGTGATTGGTCAAGCGGAGTAATGGAAGTTACAACTGATTTACGATTAGCATTTCTACCAATCATAATAGCTAAATCCCTACCAGTCTGTGCGTGTGTAATGTCTTTTTTGATTGCTTGTAAAACACCATAAATTTTGTCGATAACACCTTCCTTACGGTAGTCGTGATTAAATCTCCAGAACTTAGGTCCATGGTTTTCATCTTCCCTGTCAATAACCTTTACAATGTACATTAGTTTAGCATTGTACTTCTTTGCAAGTTCTTTGTCAGCTTCAGCTGATGATGCTCTAAGTACATCATGCGCTTCACAGAATGGACATGGTTGGTTTTTTTCTTTTTGTAGACAAATGAATGTCTTCCAGTCACCATCAACTTGAATTGTGTGACCATAAACTTCAACAAATGGTGAAGAACCATCTTTTGTTGATAAAATCCTTACATTTTTTGATGCTGAATTTTGTTTGTCATTTAACTTAGTACCGAAATAATTCCTTTCATCGTACTTAGAAACCGCCTTCTTTGGCTTTGGTTTTGTGTTGTTTTCGTACTGACCTAACATGGCCATTAACGCATTGTTTTGTTCGCTCATCTCTCTTGTTTTTAATTTTAATTTAAGTTTTAAACTATCTTATTTGTATGTATAATATAC